CCGGTTGGTTTGGAGAACCCGAGCCCGGTGGTGTTGGACCCTGCTGAATAGGTGGGGTTGCCACCGGTGCGGCAGAAGCGTTTCCCGCAGTAAAAAAAACTGTTAATAAAAAAAATGGAATACTTACTGCAATAAAAATGTAATTGTTTAATTTTTTCATAATCCCTCGTTTATTGGTGTTGCATCGTGATCGGTATCTTCTTCAACATAATCCATGTGAACCCATCTACCTTCTAATTTGTAAAAAATAGGCGTAAAGCACTTTTTGCAATTACCCCTGTCCATTGTCGTTCCTTGAAGCGTCAAACATATCCCCAATTTCTTTAATAATAGCTCTGATACGAGATAACGTATCATCAATTGCCCAAAAGCTGGTAATTGTTTCTACGTGATCCATTTCGTTTATTTCGTTTGGTTCGTTATTCATCTTTCCCCCAATTTAGTATTGCTCTAACATACATTGCCACGTACATGATGCTGTACGCAATAAAACCATACTGCTTAGTTGATAGCGCATAGGCCACCCATAAGCATTCGTTGAGGATGAGTATTCCCCATCCCCAAACTTTCTTACCCCCGACAAAAAACAGACCGAGTGAACCAACAACGGCAAGAACCCAAGACCACATCAGTTAACTAACATGTCCCAAATAAGCATAAGCAATGCACCCGTAACAACACCGATAGCCCAAGTCAATCCAAAAGTAATATAAAACATTAGTTAATTTCCTTCATCGTATAATCCTATTTGTTCCTGCGTCTTAGTAAGTTCTTGCATGAACTCTTCGTGGGTCATTGATTTAATAACAAGGCCTAGTTCGGCTTCCCACGCATCCAATACTTTGATTACGTCGCAAGGGTATGGGTCACCGTCGTAATTGCACTCTCTTTCTTTCCAAAGAAAATGCCTTTCTCGTATTTCTTGACGTTCCTCGGGTGTCATTACTTCCACGCTCCACAAATACCGGCAAGCACAAATAAGAAAAATGCTATAGCGCCAACTAAAGCAATGTGTGCAACCCAATTAATTACTATGTTCATTTTTCATCCATCCATTCTGGCTCTGCCTTGTGCGGACCATGCGGCGATAGGTGAACCCAGGCGTCATCATCACCAATGTTTTCCCAATCAGTACCATCTCGTGAGTACTTAACAATCTTTAGACCACAGTGCTTGCAGTCAGTCATTTGCATTCACTTTAGTTATCTTTTCTGGGTCCTCAACAAGAACCTCGTTAATTTCGGACCATTCAACAATGGGCCAACCTCGACCGCTGAAACCAACGATCTTACCGACGTGTTTAGTCAAGGTGACTTCATCTTCAAGCTTAAATTTGTTTTCCATCATTTATTCACCACCGCAATAATAATTATTACAAAACAAATAAAAGTAAGACTTATTGCTTCTACTAATGTTTTCATTATTCCGACACTTTCTTATATTGACTCATGGGAACCATCACAACATCTGAATTTTTAATCCAAAGAAGAATGTGTTTCATGGCCTGTGTGTAGCCATTTTGCCATGCACGCTCTGTTTCGGAAAGACGTGAAAAATCCTCTTCTTTTTCATTGCCCATTACTTCGCAAAAGTATTGAACTTGTTCAATTGTTCTTACATGAGTTTCATTCATTTTTTTAAAAATTCTTTATCTAATCGTTCTTGAGGCCTTTTTTCTCTTTTTTTAGCGTTACGTCGATCACGAATTTCTTGTGATTGCGTAAATTGTTTTTGATACTTTGTTATTGCTGTTGTACATTCTTTGCACCTGCATTTGTAATACTTGTAGCCGCCCATTGTTCCGTGCTTTATTTGACCGCCCCTAGAACCAATTCCTTTTGTTGGTTCAAATTTTTTCTTTACAGTGTTTTTTGTGTTTGTTTCATACGGACCTAAAACATCTAAAGAAACTTTTTCAAGGTCACCATTTTTGTTAACAATCCATTTTGTTTTCATTCGTAAATTTCTTCACCTAAGTAAAAACCACTACAATTACATGGGTACGTATAAAAACTCATAATCACGGTTGCCTTGCATTTATGAAACATGTTTCCCTCTGCTTGATGTGCAGCACCAACATGACCACAAAAACAAACACTTGTATCTTCAAAAGCTTTTTTAGCCACTACTTAACTTTCTTTATCATCACTGCCTTAAAGGTTCCTTTTTCAAAAATACCTGCTTTAACGGCTTTGTTCCACTTGTAGGCAAAAACGCCGACCATGGTTAAAAACGCAGCTGGAAATAAAAACACTAACAATAATAACATACTTCTCCTTAAATGAGTTGAATTTTTTTAATTTTAATACGTTCCCTAAGTTCCGGCTCTTTGTTAAAATCACTAAGCCAGACATAAGGTAGATCAAGACTTGATACCCAATCCTGTGTCAATCGTGCATCCATTGTAAAAAGCTCTTTTGTTTCTGTAAGATAGTAAAAAATAAGTTTTGCTTTTGTTGGTTTTTTAAAACTTAAATCAATAACTCGTTCAGCGTGGCCTTGATTGTCAATAATAAGTTTTACAGTGACTTCTTTTGCCCTGTTATTTTCTATGTTCAACAAAGTAAAATTAACGTCGTCATCTAGTTGTTCTTTTTCACTGGCAACGTTTATGCCAATGGTTTCTTTGAGACTATATAAATAATCTTCTATTTCGCTTATCATTGTGGCTTTACTAATCATATGTTCATTTTAGAACAAATTTTCACAGTTGTCAAGAATTACATTATTGTAATTACAGTGGTAATATTTTCTTGGCGGACCTGGTTGTGGTTTATACCCCTTTCCTGCACTCAGGTGCTGCCTTACTCACGCACGGAACCCCCTGGACTAGCTAGCCGGGGGGTTTTGTGATATTATTCACAAGTAATTATGTAAAGTAAATACACCAATAATAACCCTTGCCATGGTAATTTGACATGGTATAATGTAGTATGTTAGAAATGAAAACGAAAGGAGACTNGATACTGTGAATCAACACCTCAGCTTTACGTAATATAAGCCAAACATTGGAGAAAAATGCGTAGAATTATCGCAGTTTTAATCGTAGTAACCATAGTATTTGTAGTATTGGAAACCATAGGAATGGCGACCAAAGCATTAGGAAATGTAAAAAATGGGGTTAGTGCCCTTGTAACAAAACCAGTAATTAATATGAAGCGCACGTTGGTTGTTAGTGCTGATGGCACACAAATGGCTACATCTTGGGTTCAGGTCAAGGTTGATCCAGCTTTACCAGCGTCGCATAAAAAGGCGTTTGACACGCCACCATTGGTATCAGCTCTTGATATGCAACAATGGTCAAAGGTAAACACCTGCGAGACTGGTGGAAATTGGCACACAAAGGGAAACATATATCAAGGTGGATTGGGCATATTGCTCACTAATTGGTATGAATATGGTGGCTACAGCCTTTTTGGACCTGAATGGTCTGCCACCCCGCAACAACAGGTATACATAGCAAAAAAAATTCAGGCTCATGGTGGTTTTGCCAACTATGTTCCTGATCAATATGGTTGTGGAACGGGCTGGTAATGGATTATTTGACCGAGGAAAAGGGATGGTCAATTGTTCTCTATGAGAAAATCGGCACTACTTGTACCGAGATAGCAGTTCTTTGGGAGGAGACTACAACGGCGGAGGAAGCTTACGAAACGTGGCTGGAACCGTTTGGAAGTCTCCCCCCAAAAATTGCTGTTGATCATGCTTTGTCTTTTGATGATGACGTAAAACGTGAATACGAAGCACGACTTTACTGTGGCAAAAAGGGCGTCGCTATGATGCAGTGGCCTAAAGAAGCCGTTCAAGAATGTATTGATGATGCAAAAAGTCGTAAGGTTAAGAAATTTATAATTGCAGCAGAGGTTACCTTGGACATCGAAGAATCTGATAACTTTGAGGAATGGGACTTAGAGGAACTTATTATGCTTGACTCTATAAAGTTACTTGACAGCACCCCCATTGATGAAGTAGATTAATTAAATGACTAAATGGGTTTGTCCTAAATGCAAAAAAGTTGTTAAAACAACTGACGGAACTGTTGAAGTTGCCCATGTATGTCCAAGTAACAGAAGTAAAATAATCAATTTTGAAAAACAAGAAAAGGAAACGAATGAATAATTCAGAAATTACAGGTTTGGTAAAAATGGACCCGCGTCCACGTCGAAGTGGCGGCATGGTCGGTGGTTCTCAGAAAACAATTGCACGAAGGGATTTGCTTAAGTCTAGCCCCGGTGATTGGTTTCTTTGGAAAGAGAACGCAAAAACAGGCGGAGACTCAGGACAAGCTCTTCGCACTCTTATAGGTGTAATCACCCTGAAGGGTGTTGACCGAAAAACACTTCCTTATGAAGCAACCAGCCGTATGAACGAGAACGGCACATGGAACATTTATGTTCGTTACGTTGGCGAGGAACGTCAGTACGCTGAAAGCATTTAAGGCATAGAAAAACCCGGTCCTACTTTCTTGATGTTGTAGGACCGGGTTTTTTAACGTCTATTAATCTACGATGTCACCGTCAATGATATCTCTCATCCAACTTGGCTCAAGATCGCCACCAAGTTCAGTAAGTTTTTGAACAAACATATTGCGAGCAATTTCAATTTGCGATTCACTAAGTTTTAAATCTCTACTAAGAATGATTGCCATAAAAGCAGCACCAACAAGATTGGCTTGATGTTCTTCAAGTTCAATAACACGTTTCTTTAAATCAAACTTCAACATAAATTCCAAAGCGTTTTGATAACGTTCCCATGCACGTTCCATAACTTCGATCAAAGCCCTGACGTGTTCTACTCCAGCTTTGTCGGTTACTTCCATGATTCCGTTTAATTCGCTCATCTTTTCTTCAAGAATAAGAGTCCATTGTTTCATCTTTGAAGCAAGTAGCCACGCCTCAACTTCTGGGGGGCCTATGGGTTCAGGTTGTTCAAGACGTTCAGAAAGAGCGGTGAGCTCTTGTTTCATAAGCCTATTAACAGCACCCCTTGTGTGTCGCATTGTTGAACCAAGATGCCATTTGCAAGTACCTTCTCCTAGATGATCTGTACCCATTCCTGCTTTCTTGGTGCAGTAACGAACAAGGTTAATCTCCCTAGCCTCTTTTGAAGTTATCTTTGCGCCACATTTTCCTTCTAAGGGTTCAGAACTACCAGGTATTTTTATGTCTGGATAATGACTTGCCCAAATTTCTTCGTCTGTCATTCTCCATCTCTCCTAAGTTTTCTGGTGTCAACATAAAACGTTGAGTCGTTAATTTTTGTAATATCAAGAGGTTTATTCCAAATGTAGCTTGGGTGTCTTTTCATGCTTTCTTTTTTGCGTTTGCGGTTAAAAAATATCATGCTGTTCTCTTTCTGTTTAATCTGTAGTTTCTAATAAATTCTTTGTGTGTTTCTTTGCATCCACAAAACAAATTGTTTTCATCTAAAAAGGGTTGTCTCCTTTTAATATGAAGTTGATACCCGCGTTCTGTGCCATGTTCAATATTTTTTACTTTAGTTTTATTCTTTGTAGGAGTTCGACCAAGGGAGGTTGACGGTAGGTATCTTGGTTCTTCTAGGTTTAATTTCTTTCTGATCTTAAATCTTTCTTTTTCTGTTGTCCCCGCCCAAAAACCAAAAGACTCATATCTTATAGCGTGATTAAAACAACTTTTATTCACTGGACAATTTTTACAAATATTGTACATTTCTTCTGTTGCTTCTATTGAGAAAAAATCAAGATTTGTTTGACGACAATCCCCGTCATCCATCCAATTAGTGTTATTCACCGAGCATCTTTCTATCCGTTGATGTTTTTTTTGCTGTGCATTTAAGCAAACTAACTGGTTTTGATACGTACATGTCGTACTTTGTTGCGCACTCTACTGCTGCAATCAATTGTTCGGGTCCAATTTTTTCACATGCGTTTAAATAACCAAGCGCATATGCTGAACCTGACCCAATTGCATAAAATGATGATTCAAGTTCTATTACCGCTAAATCACTTTGCACTAAGACCAAGGGTCGTCCAGGCCAGGCACAAATAACGTCTGCTTCTTTTACCGATTCTTCTTCGCCTTTCATTCCCTTTAACATTGTCACAATTGTTTGCGGGCTACACTTGCGTGCCTTAAGCGTTGAAATCATGTTAATAATTCTCCACGATCCAGCTGAACCAATTAATCCATTACCAGCATGAGCTACTGCTTTTGGTGTAATTGATGCCACCAATTGCTCTCCATCACTTGCCGCGGCATCGTAAGCAATGTAACAATATTTATCTGTTGTGTAAGCGACTACGCATGTCATTCTGTAATATCCTTTGCAGGCGTCCAAACGCCATCTAATAGCCAAACTTTGTCTCTGATTATTCTGTCGGGCCAGTTTACACCAGTTAAACGGTCACCTCTATAACGCTTCACGTTGAGTACGGTTGGGTCTGAGGTTTCTTTGTAAAGAGAAATACCAATCTCCGGCCACGCCATCCAACGTTGTGAACCCATTGGTGTTAAGTCACGCTTTTCTCCTGCTCGACCTTTTGCTGCGTGATGTTCAAGAACCAAAGCGAATCCATACTTCATGCGAAGATCGTCAAGTACGCCCATAGCTTCGTCTGCTGAATCTTCATAAGACTCATTGGCACCACGACGATACATTTTATAAATTGGTCCAATGCAAACAAGGTCAGGTTTATGAAACGCAATCTCTCTTTGAAGTTCTGCTCTATCAGCAAGGCGACGAATCTCAATACCGCCTGGCTTTCTCCATACACGAAAACGTTCAGGGTCATAACCGCTTGGGTTTCGCATTTGAAGATGCCTGTCAAAGGGTTCTGCTGTTTGAAGAATGGCTTGCGCTGGGTTTTCAAGGTCAACAACAAGCGCTCGAATCGGCTTTATCTCTTGATGACTGAATGGGTGAAACCCTTGTGCAGCAGACATAGCAATGGTTCGCAACATCAACGACTTACCAGCACCTTCTTCAGCAACAACAATGGTTCGGTAATCTTGATGCATCATTCCTGGGATAACTACTGGTGCTAAATCATCAGCACGCATAGAAAGTTCTTGAATTGTTAATGACTCTGGTTCTGTGTTGCGAACTGCACCGATAGTGGTAACAAACTTTTCTGTTCCTTCTGCAAGAAGGTATGGGTCTGCGCCTGTCTGCACCAGTTCAATGCCTTCACCAAAGTGGCGCATAAGTTTTCTTGAAGCGCTATGCGTAACAATAATTTTTGCATAGTCAGCTGCGTACGACTGGTTTGGAACATCAAGCGTAAGAGAAATAAGTTTGTTTATTGAATCTGGACTACCCATTTCTGCTGAAACGGTAATTGCATCAACAGACGCACCCCTTTCAACAAGTCTTTGAATAGCACCAAAAATACTTGCATTGGGTGGTGAATAAAAATCTTCTACAATACAGCTTTCAACACCAACAAGTGCTGCTGATGGACTTAAAAGCATCGCCCCGAGTAGGGACGATTCTGCCGCAAGATCATGCGGTACTGAGTTTGACATTATGTCCCTTTAAATGTTTTTGCGCTTGCCTGATGCTGAATCTAGTGCATATGGCGTTCCGTTTTTGTCTATTGTTTGTTCTAAATTGTTTACAGGACGACTGTAACCGTTTTTTATTGGATTGTCAAGAGACGTTTCACCAGTAGTTGGATTTTTCCAAACACCCGAGAGGTCATACGAATCATAAATCTCTGCAAGCACCAAAAGCTCATCCGTCATTACAAACTTTTCAACATCAGGTGCGCAACCATACAAGTACGCTTGCCACTTTCCTGATCCACCGAAAAACGTAGACGCATGCAACGTATAAGTTTCTGCTTTGCCTTTTCTTTCTTCTGCGTAGTTAATCGTTGCAGTAAGTAAGTCTTCAAACGTTGTTTTGCCATCGCTAAGTGTTTCATTGAATACTTCAAATGCTTTGGGCTTTCCAAGCTTCCTTGGATAGATTTTCCATATCTGTGCAAACTCTTCTGGATAAGTGTTTACAACACGCTTTTTACGAGTTCTCTTAACTGGCTGTTCCTTAGATATATTTATATCTATATTATTATTATATACTGCTGAGCGTGTGTGCTCACCCTCGTCACCTGTGGACACCCTAGTTGGGGTCAAATTAACAGGTTCAGCAGGCCACAAGTAGTACGCATTTTTTACCTGCTTACCATTTTTAAATCGTGGTTGAACCGTGATTGCACCGGCCTCTCTAAGTTCATAAATTGCTCTGCGTGCGGTTGTCTCGCTCACGTTAAGAAGGTCGGCTAAAGCAGTATGTGAAGTGCCTGGTATGTCAAATGCTCCACTTACGGCGCCCTTAAGGTAACCCCAAATGCGAATAGCTCTGTCGGACAAGTCTTTGTGAGCAAAAATCCAAAAAGGAATGTGTACCGATCGTTCGTCGGTTATGTCTCCATAAAATACTTCGCCATTAATTTCTATCTTTGAGAAGATGTCTTCCCCGTTTGTAGAAAATTCCATAATTTCCATTATTGCTCCATTCCTCTTTCAGCCAAATATACAGCCAAATCACCAAAAATGCTCGTGTTCTGAACAGAATCTTCGCCGTTGGTAACTGCATCCACAATTTTCTTTTTCTTTTCTAGCAAACCATAAACATACTCGTCAATTGTTTCTGGAGCAAGTAGATACCATGCTGTTGCGCCGTGCATGTCGTTAGTTCGACCATAGCAACGACTAACGCATTGTTCGTGAATTGCAGGAGTCCATCCTAGTTCGCAAAACACAACGTCAGACGCAGCCGTAAGCGTTAAACCCTCTGAGGTTGCCTGCATGTTTCCAATAAACATTCTGCACTTAGGGTCGTTTTGAAATGAGTCAACCGCTGCCATTCGGTCATCGGTTGAAACACCACCACGAACCTTAACGGCAACGCCACTGTATCTTTCATAGAGTTTTTCAACAAGTTCAATGTGTTCGGCAAAAACAATTACTTTTTCAGTATCGCTTGATTCAATGAAATTGTCTAACCATGAAATGATGTTGTCGTATTTTATTTTTGAAACGGCGTCACGCAAACCAGTAATCCGAATAAGCCCCTGATTGCGTTCAAGTCTAAGCCTCTTCTCCCAATAAGCTTTTGATCCATCACTGCCTTCTTCTTCAGCAATTGCCTGTGCGCGGTTAGCAAAGTATTCAACAACATCTGCCTCAACTTTTTTATAACTTGCCATTGCTTCGGGGCTAATTGATAAATACTGAACAGCATTGCGAAGAGGTGGCAAATCCCCATAAACGTCAGATTTCATACGGCGAACAAAACACATTGAACGAAGTTTTTCGTTAAGTTCTGCAGCGTTTGTTGACATTCCTTTTTTCGGTGCATAACGACTTTTAAAACGCCAAGCGCCACCAAAGTCATCAAGTCTTCCAATTGCTTCAAGTTGCGAGATAAGTTCCTCAGGACGATTGGTAATAGGAGTGCCAGTTAAAAGAAATACAAAATCATCAGATTCAAGCGATTTAGCAAGCTTCATTACCGCATCTGTACGTTTTACGGTCCATCTTTCTTCTGGTGCTTTAAACGTTAAACCGCATTCGCAACGCCTTGCGTTAGATCGAACAGGTTTATTACAATCAATACAAAAAGATTTTTTCTCTCCATTTTTGATGGCATGTGCTTCGTCAACAACAAGTGAATAAAAACCATGTTCAAAAATATCTGGTGTGCGTTCGTGAAGAATGTCGTAATTGATAATAATTACATCGGACTTTTCAATCTTCTCGCTTTTTGTTCCGTTAAGAACTGAAACCGAAAGACTGGGAAAGAATTTTTTTGTTTCTCTTTCCCAGTTAAGTTTTAAAGTGTTAGGACAAACAACAACCATTGGATAGCGGTTCTCCGATGCAACGGTTGCTAATGCCTGTGCTGTTTTTCCAAGACCGGGCTGGTCTGCAAGAATTGCTTTGCGAGCCTTTTGCAAGTATGCAACACCTGCTTGCTGATAAGGAAGAAGTTCAATGGCAATGTTAGGTATTTCAACTCTTGCATTTAACGATGAAGAGGCTTTGACCATTTCATCTGCCTCGTCAATAAATTTTTGTATTTCTTCTTCAAGTTCATTGCACACGGTAAGATTAAAACGAGAAGCCAACATTGCTACTTGCTTTATGTTTTTTCTTGGTGTTCGCCACACCTTGTAGCTCGCGTCCCATTTAATGCCAGGAACAATGGTGCGAATTGAATTAATAATTCTTGGGTCGTAGCTAAATTGAACAGTAATTTCATCGCCCTTAATGTCTACGTTGTTTATGTAGCCAAGAAGACTTTCTTGTACCTCTTCTTGGGGAACTTCTCGTATTTCTTTTGGAAGATCAATGTTCCATTTAACGGCTAATGCACGAACTAGGGGCGCCGAAGACATTGGAAAGACGTTTGCTTTTTCAGCATCGCTCCATCTTCGCCCTTCAATTTGACGGCAATCATCAACAAAAGCTTGGCTATAACGGGAGTAAACAAGTATGTAGTTACCGTCAACCACCGCATAGTTTTTCTTGGCATAATAAGTTTTCATAGGCCGAAGCCTACAATACAAATGTTCATTTGTCAAATGTAATTGTTGACAATGAACATAGGTTCGTGTATAGTTCCCCAGTATCAACGAAAGGACAGTATGGCCAAACAGGCAAAAACTACTGAAAACACGCTAGAAAGCGTTATAGATGAGATTAATAAGAACTTTGGACCAGGCACAATTGTAAGGTTAAATAGCTCCGAGGTAACCCCCGTAGAGGTTATATCAACGGGGATTTTGCCCCTAGACCTTGCGCTAGGCACCGGTGGTTTGCCACGAGGACGCATTGTAGAGTTTTTTGGACCCCCTTCTTCGGGTAAGAGTACCCTGGCTATGCACGCCATCGCAGAGGCCCAAAAAAGGGGCTTACAGTGCGCCTACGTGGACGCTGAGCACGCCCTGGACCCTGGATATGCACAGGCCCTGGGAGTAAGCCTTGA